ATAATCCGAAATTGCCATTTTTAATTCATTTGATACTTTTCTATTCCATAATCTAAATTGTCCGATAATATCATCTGAAGACACCTCTAATGTTTCGCCAATAAGACAACATTCTTCAATATAAGCATCAAATCTTTTATATAAATCAACATTCGTAGTAATGATTGGATATGATAATGGAACTTGATCGTCAAAATCAGTTTGACAAGCAATTTCATTTGTTGATATCTTTTTTATGGGTTCATCATTCATAATAGACATTTCTTGTTCGAATAATTTTCTTAGTTTTAATTGTCTTTCTGATTGATTAGTTATGTGTGCAAGTTTAGTTCTATTTACAACACCCATCATAACACATTTTGCTTCTTCAAGGTCGATTCTATAATTTTCGCGAAGAACCCGAAATGGTTTTAATAATAAATGGATATAACTTTCTAAAGTTGTAAGATTTAAATCTTCTATATATACTTCAAATTCAAGTTTCCCATGTGTTATTGGTGTGTTAAACGATGATATACGATTGTGTATATTTAATGTGACTCCAATTTTATATTCACTTGGTATTCTTCTAGTATCAGTATTATATATATATAATACAGTTTTGTTTGCTTTAAAAATTTCCAACTCTTCTGTTTTAAGTTCAAGTTGTTTTTCTTTAATTATAAGTGCATTTTGTAATTCTGTATTTTGTTCTTCCAAAATTTCTTGGATAATTTCTTCCAATTTTAAATAATAATCATGAATTTCATCTGCTTTTTTTGTTCCTGCTTTCATACAAAATTTTTTAAAGGTCTCAATATTTAACATAATGGTTTCTTTATTATGACCTCCCCGGGTTTCTTTTTTTGCTACAGAATGTTCGTGAGCAATAATTATGGTTTCATTTTTCTCGCTCGCCTGAGCGAGTAAAATTTTATAATGTACATTGTGTGTAAAATGTTTTTCTAATAAATTTTTAGCACGAATTTTTTGACTAAATCCTACCCATTCCCATATATTATCCAAATCAATGACAAAATCTGTCTTTTTATTATAGTTTAAATAGCAGTAAAAACTAGTAAGAAACATTTGTTGTTCATATTCTGTGAAATTTGTTTTAATTTTATCTAATAATTTTACATTATATGTATGATTTAACCTTGTGATGGGATTTGTTTCAATAAGTTCAACAATGTTCAACGCTTGTTGCATCATATTATATATGTAAGTGATGTATATCTTTAAGTTCTTTTGCTTTCGTTTTTAGAATCAATTTTTTAAAGCAATATGAATGCTTCTACCATTTTGTCTTTTTCACGTTAATTTTTGGACCCGAACCTCGTTTCTTTGTGTTAGCAGGGTCATATTGTTCTTCTTCATCATCCGATTGCACACCTTTGGACAATTCCCAGAATTCTTTTGACCCCAATTTGAAGTCATTATGCGCTTCTGCCTTGTACCAAAACACTTGGTCTTGTAATTTGTTGGATTTTACATTGTTATTAATGACTAAACACTCATAATTCTCAGTGCATTGGTCCATCACCTGGGCAAACGATTCATATGTCGGAAACATACCTGCATAATTTTCATAAATTCTTTTGCGGTTTGCGATATAATTATCTCGCAAAATAAAAACGTAATCTATATTGGTGCGGAGAGTAGGAGGTACGCCTAAAGGATATTGCATAGTCACGATTAAAATTACCTTCCAGTGACGTCCATTTAAAAAAAGTAATCGCATTATTTTATCTCTAGACCAAGTGTTGTCATACAAGCAGTCATCCATAATGACAAAAGTGCGTGGGTCGATATTGGATTTTTTATAAGTTTCCATTTCTTTTTTGATTTGTTTCAATACAGAACGCTGTCGTTTCAATATATTTTCAATAATGGCGGTATTGTATTCATTGTGAATGAATAGTTTAGGAACCATTTTGCCATAAAATCCATTACCTTCTTCTGTGCCTGAGATGACAGTTCCAATGGGGATATCTTGATGATAATACAATAAATCTCTCACTAAAAACGATTTACCTGTGTCTCGACGTCCTAATAAGAAAATGACTGGTCCTTTAGAATCATTTGGTTTAAAAGAAATACTTTTCATATCAAATTTTTTCAATTCTAGCGACATTTATATTAATACCGGTTTTAATAATAATAATAATTACGCAATCAATAAATCAATAAATCAATAAATCAATAAATCAATAAATCAATAAAAGAGAGAAAGAGAGAAAGGTAAATAAAGAAAGAAACTCAATAATAAGTTAAAAAGAAATATAATTTATATGTTAAATACCTATTAATGATATTTAATGTGAATTATCAAAAAAGAAAAAATCAGGAATTATTTCTTACTTTAGAAAACAAAAATACTTTATTTCTCTCTAAAACGCAAAATTATATACCATTATATGATAGATTTTTCACATTAACTGAATCAAATTATAGAAATGTGAATTTAAATCATACTTGGTATTTAACTTCTGTAAAAGAAAAAATTTACGACGAAGACAATTCTTATCTAGGAAATGTTAAAAATATAAATAGTCAAAAAGTTAAATCAAAACCAATGTTTTTTAAATATGCTCCGCTTCTGGACCCATACAAATATTTATTGGGTAAATATGACATTAGCAATCCAAATTTGTTTAATTTGCCAACACGCCAAGAAACAGAACAACAATTGGTGCATTCTAAAATGTTGGATGTAAACAATGCGGCGTATGTGGATGGATTGTTTGTCTATTTATCCAGTTTTTTAATTCATAATAATAATTTTATCAATGGTGTAGATTTTTATGGTTCTTTTCTCTCTATTAAACAAAAATATAGAATTAATGTAGAGGATGACATTGAATATTTAATGAAATCACCTTTTTTTAATGAACACAAAAATAAATTATTTACAGTAGATGACTATGAACATTTATTTCAAGATAATTTTGACAAAAAAAAGCCTATTAAAATTAATACGAGTGAATCTGTGAATATAAATGCAGATGCAGACATCATTACAGATAATTTATTTGACAATGTATTTGATGAAAATTGTTTAACTCTGGACAATGTAAAAGATTTATCATTAGATTTGGTTGATATTACACATTCAACTATGGAGACATATTCATCAAATCTTACAACTACCTTGAAATCAGGATCATCTTTTTCATCAAGGTCTTCTTATACATCAAATTCAGAACAAACAAATGATAATGAAAATGAAGATGAGAATGAAGATGATACTCACGATAAAGATGATACTGATGATAAAGATGATGGTCAAAAGGATAAGCAAGAAGATAATGAAGAAGACGACGCAAATGATGATGAAAGTAATAGTGGAAGCAGTGATGAAGAAGATGATGAAGAAGAACTCAAGGCAACAATAAAAGAATTTCCGTTTCATGGAAGTTGTATGGAAAAATGTGATAATACCCTAGACAGTCTTATTTTAAATGAATTTCTGCCCAAAAGCGGAAATCATCATGAAGGAGCGAAGCTCCTTTTAAATGACAATTTTGAAGATGAAAACGAATGGTTTGCAGCATTCACACAAATAATTATGATTTTGATAACATATCAAAAGGTGTTTTCTCTCACACATAATGATTTGCATACAAACAATATTATGTATTGTGAAACAAAATTAAAATATGTCTATTATTTGTATAAAAATAAATATTATAAAGTGCCGACATTTGGCAGAATTTTCAAAATCATAGATTTCGGAAGAAGTATTTATAAATTTCAAAACAAGCTATTTTGTAGCGATAGTTTTGAATATAAAGGCGATGCTTCTTCCCAATATAATACAGAACCTTTTTTAAATGACAAAAAGCCAAGATTAGACCCGAATTATAGTTTTGATTTATGTAGGTTGGCGTGTTCTATATTTGATTATTTAGTAGATGATATAAATGATGTTAAAAATTTGAAAAAATGCAGCCCATTAGTGAGATTAATTGTAGAGTGGTGTTTAGACGACAAAGGTGTGAATTTGCTATATAAAAACAATGGCACAGAACGATATCCTGATTTTAAATTATATAAAATGATTGCTAGGTGTGTGCATAATCATACTCCCCAGGCGCAATTAGAGAGAGAAGAATTCAAACAGTTTTTATCAACGAAAAAAGATGTCTCCTTAGAGTATCTTGTAAACATTGATGCGATGATTCCACATATTTAACCCGGCAAAAATAACTGCAATAAATTTACAAAATATAATGGGTGTGGTTTTATAATAAATTAATTTTATTATAAAATTGAAATGCTTAACAGCCAACATAAATTAACAATTAACTATGAACACCGAAAGTGAAATTCAATCAACAATGAAAATGATTATAAACAAAGGAGATGACGAAACTTATTTTGAAACAGTTGACCTCTGGATTAATAATTCTTTATAATTAATTCGGTTGTTTTTGCTTCTGGGTTTTTACTATTTATGCTTCTTTTTGCGCTTATAGATTGAACATTATATTTTTCTTCTGGAAAATGTTGTTTTACAAAATCGGTATTTGAATTACTCATCATAAATTTACTATTATCCAATTCATCGCACAAATGAAACAATCGTTTCTGTTTTTCAATATCAAAACCATTTTCAGTATATCCTACAAATGAAGTATCTGTTTCTTTATTATATGGCGGGTCAAGATATATATAATCGTTTGATTCAATATTGTTTAATGA